TTAGATAAGTTGTAATTGCACCATCGGGGTCTCTAAACTTTAACAAGTCCATAATGTTACTAACCGGACTTGGTCTGTTTGTATTTACAATTGCATTTGCATTAGAAGTTTGACCAACTAGAATTTCATCTTTAACAAACATGTTTTGAGATGATATGAATAATCTATTACTTTTTAAATCTTCTGCAAAGACTGTAGCTGTAGCAAGTGAGGTCATACCCTTGACAACTTCACCACGTTCAAATTTACCGTAAGGACTTTCTTCTAAAAGGATTTTATCTTCTGTATCTAATAATGTTCGTGTTGAACCAATACCAGAAGAGTTAAGAACAATGTTGTTAGTTTGACCGGTCTCTGTTTCAATCAACATACCATCTGTCGATTGAATACTTGTAACACCTAACTCGGAAGACTCTAAAAGTTGATAATAGACCTTTAGAAAGTCAGCGAACTTTGGATGGTCAGCAACAACGAATTCAGGTAATTGTGAATTAAGTATTGTTGAGATTTTATCATTAAATTTTGCCATTTAATATTTCTTCTCTTTAATAACTACTTGTTGTAGTATATCCAACACCTGCTTCAGCAGAACCACCAACAAATGTGTCAGGTTCAACTGTAACAGATAATACGTTAGTATCAATCTCAATAATCTGGTCTCTAACAGGAACAATGTCTCTTGAATCTGGTGTTACTGTAATTTCTATTACATTAGAAGAAGTACCTCTTATATTTGAGATTGAAGTAACATTTAAAGAGTTTAATGTGATTTGACCTGTAATATAATTAATTACGCCTTGTGCTGATGTAGCATATGTCTTAATACCTGAAACTAGGTAATAACGTCTAACATTACCATTACCATCATCATCTAAAAACTGTTCATTTGTATTTCCATCAACTTTAAAACCTGTAGATGATAAAATACCACCAGCTATAGAATTATGTCCTCCGTGAGGATTATATAATGAATTTCTGTAATAGATATTATACTTTGTTGATGAATTAAAAGTAGGTGTAAAATTCTTTCTCATTTTAACAGTTGATGAGTTTGATAATATTGCACCATCTGTATCATCAATTAATTTTGATAATTTAGAAAATCTAAAGACTCCATCAAATTTTTGAAGTGTATTTGTGTTATAGTTTGAAATACTTTCTATAATTTCTGTTTTTAATGTAGAAGATGTTTTAGCAGTATTTTTTGAATCATATTTAACAACAGAATTCAATAATAATGAAGTAGTTTCTGGATCCACAATTTCTGGTCTAACTGAAGCAACATTATAAGGTTTTAAAAGATTTACAATGTCTAGTTTAGTTTGATTAGTTAATGTAGAACCTGAAGCTGCTTTAATAGCAATCTTAACAACTCCGTAAACAGGAGTTTCATCATCTTCTCCGCCCCAAGCACTAACTGATAATGCATTAGGATAAATTGACTTAACAATCGTCTCATAGTCAGAAGTTGTTACTGCTCTGTCTTGAGCTGCGTAATGTAAAGGTGCATTGAACTTAATTGACTCTTGCGTCTCTGCTTCAGCGCCACCTTGTGAAACTGAATTAGTTGTAATAGATACATCTGTGAAACCACCGATATTACCTTGTAAATCAAATTTAGAAGCGCCGTTTGAATCTGTTTTGTTTGTTACAATATATTCCATGATAACAATGTTACCATCTGATAATTTATTACCTGTAACTCCGTCACCAAAATAAATTTGGTATCTTTGTTCATCACCTTCTTGTATAAAGAAAACTTTTGATGTAGCACTTACTGAATTGTAACCACCAGCTAATTGATAAGTTACTAGTGTAGAATCAGTTGCTGAATTTTGTACTGAAACTTTTAAAGTTGATGTATCGGCATTAGCACTTGGAATAATAAACTTTTGGTCAACATCTAGTGTGTCAACTGTATATTTAAATGTGACTAAAGTACCTTCATATAAAGTTACGTCATTAAAATTATAAATTCCATCAACAGGTGTAATTGTAACATCTTCGTTTGAAATATACTGATAAGATTGACCAGAAAGACTTGAAGTGAAGACTGTGCCTTTATTCATAGTGACACTTGAACCAATTGCATTATTAATTTTTATATCAAGATTTGTTTTTGGTGCTCTTGGACTTGATGGAGTATATCCTAACATTTTTGCTAACGATACAATGTTCTTTCTAATATCTGCACTGTCTAAGTACAACTCATTAGTTGACATGTTGGCAATGTAAGAAAGATAATGTGTGTTGTAAGATAATACGTCTAGTAATACTGAAAGGCCTGAACCTTCAAAATCGTAATCTTGGAATTCTGTTTGACTTTGTAAGAATGTTTTTAGATTGACTTTTATCTGGTCAAAATCTAAATCTGATATTTTAAGTTTATGTTGAGCCATTTATTATCTTAACCTTTGTAAAAATGTTGATACTTGCTGTGGACCTGGAATACCCACAATATAAAAATAGATATCAACAACTAGTCTGTTATTATCTTGGTCGTCATCAAGTCTAATACTATTTAAAGTAACTCTTGGTTCGTAGTTTGCCAATACTTCGGCAATCTTCCGTTTGATGAAAACACCTGTTATAGGAGTAAAATTCTCAAACAACAATTCTCTAACACCACAACCTATCTCTGGATGAAAAGGTCTCTCATAAAAGTTAGTCTGTATTAAATTCTTTACAGACCTCTTAATAGCAACAACATCTGTTACTGTATTGATGTCGTTAGTTACAACATTACGGCCGAAGTCTAAATCAATATCCTTAAACTTACGACTATTTCTGTTACTTGTGCTTTGTGAACTTGAGTCATATTGTGCCATACGGATATTTATAAGGTTTTATCGAACGGTTTTACAATACATACAAGTTAAGTTACAGAACCATCAGATACTAGTGGTACTATTGGTACCGAACCAGCAATTGGAGCAGTTGTTGTTCCATCTTCACACGAAACAGGTCTACGAATTGCTTTTAATCCCCAACCATTAACTGGTCCTTTTTTAAAACTTCTAACATTTAAGTCGTCACCTTGATTACCGCCCAATACACTAATATGTGTAGATGTATGAGTACCTGCGTAGAACCCAACGTGGCCTAGACCAGAACTTGTACCTTTACGATAGAATACAATAAGGTCACCTAATCTAGCGTCATCTATTGTGGCAACTGATTGGCCATATCCAGCAAATGCTTGAGAACTAGCCGTCTTTTTATACGTACAATTTGCTCGTTTTAGAATTGCACTAACAAACACAGCACACCAAGCTGTACTATCTGCAAAACTAGAACCATTGTAACCAATTTCGTCCCACAAACCTTTAATCATAGGATTTGTGCCACCAACTTTATGTAACTCTTTCCAAGTATCGCCGCCAATATAAGATGAAGCAAGGTCATACGGATTAACAAATTGACCTTCACCACATATTGATGGTTTAGGAGTTTCATCAAAAGTATCTACTTGTTCTGGTTGATACGGATAAGGTTCAGCATTTGGTAATGCAGGTACTTCGCTTGTTCCTACAACTTGAATATTAGTTGCATAAGCAGTTGTAGTTTCTACAAATGTCGTTTTAAAGAAAACTACTGGAGGTACTGCTGTAGGTGTTTCGTAAACTGGAATTGGCGGTGGTGTAACTTCAAATCCTTCATTTGCAAATACATTTGTTGAAGCACTAGCAGCTGCATTTGGAACCCAACTTCCGTGGCCGCCTGTAGCGTCATTTCTTCTATGTACCTTAATACCGTTTACATAAATGTTAGGAGAACCTGTTGTAGCTGGGTCTCCACAACTAGTCATATCACCAATTCTTTGTACATTTTGTGAATTTACAAAGACGTTATCTGAACCAGCTGCATAAGCTGTGACATGTTTTGGATTTGGTGTTGGGCTAGCGTGTCCAACATGAACATCACCTTTTCTAACAATACCTGGCACTTAACTCTCCTGTTATCTATCTAACTTAGCTTTTAAAGCTGCTCTCTTCTTTTCAGATTCTATACCTTGTCGCACTTTTCTACCAAAGGGTAACTTGATTGTATCTGTTATAGACTTGCCTTTTTTGCTGATATACTCAACTCCAATAAAAATGTCTTTAAATTTTGATTGAACTGACATTACTGCTTTCTTTAAACTCATTTGTTCTGTTTTCTCTTCTTGTCCTGATTCGTTCCAGAACATATATTCACGCATTTTCGTCATTTTCGCCTTTTAGTTAAATTTTATGTTAATACTATTTATATTAGAAATCACAACGCATTTTGGCAGCTCGCAATTCAGTTTCCGACAAATTTTTCTGATTTTCTAGCGCTGATTCGCCGATTCG